AGATCAGGATTGGCCTCAAATGTTTGCAATGTTTTCCAATAAAATAAAGGAAAACTTTACTATGCTAGCACGCGGATCGAAGATGTTAGTAGAGTTTTTTGATCAAAGCCAATCGCATATGTCTATGACAATTCTTGCTGATTATGAGGGCATGGTAAGCTGGGCAACATGGCTAGGATTTGATCCTGTTGGCGTTTCTACACAGAACGGAAATAAGTATGTTGAATTTGTTCGTTGCAATTTAGATCAAAATTGTGTTTATGATGAACCACGACAGCCCGTAATACATTGAGAGGCCCGTAAGGATACCCTTGTTGAGATAGAAAAGCGGATACCTGTGATTAACTGAAACTTCTAATAGGACTGTAAAAATGGCTAATACTATTGATCAAGCCTTTATCAAGCAGTTTGAAACTGAAGTACATATGGCGTATCAGCGTATGGGTTCCAAGTTACGGAACACTGTGCGTACGACAAATGTCACAGGTTCAACTGCTCGTTTCCAAGTAATCGGAAAAGGCACTGCAACTACTAAATCTCGCAATGGCAACGTAACTCCAATGGAGTTAGCGCATACCAATGTTGAAGTAACAATGGCTGACTTCTATGCTTCAGAGTATATGGACAAGCTTGATGAATTAAAGATTAACATCAACGAGCGTCAAGCTGTAGCACAATCTGCTGCTGCTGCACTCGGTCGTAAGACTGATGAAATCTTAATCACAGCAATGGATGCTGGTGCTAACAGCACTCAGATTGGTGCAACTGGCAGCGCAGTAAGCAAAGCTGACTTGTTGTCATTGTTTGAAACTCTTGGGAATGCTGACGTTCCAGAAGACGGACAACGCTACTTAGCTATGTCTCCTTCTGGTTTTGCTGACTTGTTTAACATTAACGAGTTTGCTTCTTCTGATTACGTTGGCCCTCAGAACTTGCCGTTTGCTGGCGGTATGACAATGAAAGAGTTCTTGGGATTCAAGATCTTTTCAACGTCTGCTGTAGCTGGTGGTAAAAACTTTTCGTACCATACATCTTCAGTAGGGCTTGGCGTAAATGCTGATGTTCAAACTGAGGTAAACTATATTGCGGAAAAAGTCTCACACCTTGCCACATCAATGATGTCTATGGGTGCTGTCGTTATTGATAGCGATGGTATCTATGAAGTCCTTGATAATAACTAAGAGGATTAATCATGGCTTATAATTCAGCAAACCTTACTCGTTTGAGTGGTGCTTCTGGTGTTTCTTTGTGGCACTATACTACAACAGATGCTTTTTCTGTTGTTCGTGCAGAAGATTACTTTGAAGATGCTCACCCGATGCTAAATATTAACGATGTTATTTTCGTTATTTCTGCATCAGGCGGCACACCAGTAGCTACATTGACTTACTTTAACGGCGTTGCAACCACTGCGGTTGACGTTGTTGATGGTAATACAATTAGCGCAACTGATACCTAAAGGAGTGGGGGCTTCGGCCCCCAAACCAACATGCCAAGAGTAGCTGATTCATCATTAGAAGTTGCAAGCAACGCATTATATCTTATTGGTGCTGACGGGATTACCGACTTTGCAGCTAGTACATCTGAAGCAAAAGTAGCTAATGCTTTATATGAAGACATAATACAAACTTCATTTGCTTCTTTTCGTTGGCGCTTTGCTACAACTCAGATAAATCTTACACGTTTAGCAACCGCTCCAAAGGGTAGGTTCTCAGCGTCTTATCATATTCCTGCATCTTGCGTTACGGTAATAGGCATAACTATTAACGATGCACTGATTAAGTACGATATCTATAGTAATAAAATATTCTGTGACGCGGATGCAAGCGATACCGTTGTCTTAGATTATGTTGAGAGAGCGCCTGAGTCTAGCTGGCCTTCTTACTTTACTACAGCAATTGAGTTTACTCTTGCTGGTTCCTTTGCAATCTCTTTAGCTAGAGATGCACAGCTTGCTCAGTTAATGGAGCAGAAAGCTGCGGCATTGTTTATGAAGGCTAGGAACATTGATTCTCAGCAGCAAACAACGCGCAAGCTAACAACATCGAGGTTTATTGCTGAAAGGCGCAGTTAATGCAGAAAGTAAGAGTTCCAATTAACAGCTTTCAGTATGGAGAAATCAGTGACTCATTAATAATGAGAACGGATTCACCTGTTTATGGACAGTCGGCTCAACGATTAGAAAACTTAATTGTTATGAGCGAAGGTTCTGTAAAGAAGAGAACTGGCCTAAAGCATATATATAATTATGGAATTACTTTTAATTCGACTTATCCAGAGCAATCTCATTTATACAAATTTATATTTGATGACAATGAAGAGTATATAATATCTATTGAGCATCAAAAAGTAAGATGTTTTCAACTTGAGACAAATGGCAATGTAACTTTAGTTCAGACGCTTACTACTGATGTTGATTCAGTAGCACTTCCATTTGATCAGCAATATTTGCAAGAATATACAGCTGCTCAATATGGCGATGTTATGTTTATATCGCATCCTTTGTTTGCACCTAGAATGCTTACAAGAACAAGCCTTACTTCTTTTGAAATAGATACTTATTCATTTGATGCGCGAGCAGATAATAAGGTTACTTATCAACCGTACTCAAGATTTCAAAGCTCTAGTCTTTTGTTTGACCCAAGTGCAGTAAGTGGATCAATTACAGGGTTTGTATATTATGATGTAACCGCAGTAGCGCTTGACACAGGCATTGGATATACACCTTGGGTTCCTACTCCTGCGGCAGCATCAGAATTTGGAAAAACTGGAATATTTCCAGAAGCAAGGCAAATAGTAATTACGCCTTCTATAAGTTCTACAAGAACACATACAATCAATGGCACTAATATAAGCGGAACATCTATTAGTGAAACCATTAATACAACTAGCAACTCAGCAGCAACTTCAACAAAGTATTTTAAAACAGTTACCAGTATTACTACAACCTCTGCTACGGGAGGTTATAGAATAGATACTGGAGTTAAAGGCAGTCCAGCTTATTTTTCATCAGGCCATGTTGGTACAATAATTAGATATCACGAACAGGAAATAGAAATTACAGCAGTAACAGATGCAGCAACAATAGCAGGTACTGTTGTTGATGAGCTTGTTGCACGTTTATCTGTTCTTAATCCACTTAGAACAAGAGACGGCTCAAGCACGGTTGAAGTTACTCAAATTAATCATGGCCTTAATGTTGGTGATGCAATTACAGTACAAGATGCTTCTGCAACAGGTGGTATTAATAGTGGTAATTTAAATGTTACAGATCAGGTTAGAGAAATAATAGATGATAATACTTACACATATCAGGCTGGTGGCTCCGCATCTAGCAGCGAAGATGGTGGCGGTCATGTGTCTATATCCTGTCATGCTCCAACAACAACATGGGATGAGCAATCATTCTCTGCTGTAAGGGGATATCCTGCTGCTGTTGTATTCCATGAAAACAGGTTGTGTTTTGGCGGCACGTTATCTGAGCCTGATACAATATGGATGAGTAAGATTGGTAGCTTTTTTAACTTTGATGTAGGTGAAGCTGCTGATGATGATTCAATTAACTTGGTCGCTGCAACTGGTGATTCTCATGAAATAAGATACATGATTTCTAATCGTGATCTTCAAGTGTTTACTTCTACTGGTGAACTATATGTTCCTACTTACTTGAATCAAGCAATTACTCCGACTAACGCTCAGATAAGAATGCAAACACCATATGGTACAGAGTTTGTAACACCAACATCTATAGATGGTGCGACTATATTTGTGCAGAAGAATGGTAGGATTATTAGAGAATATTTATACAGTGATTCTGAAGATGCATATACAGCATCTGCTATTTCGACTTTAGCTTCTCACTTAATTGATTCTCCAAAGTATTTATCTGTGGCTCATAGTGGATTTAATCTTGCAGATTCATATGCCGCTTTCTCACTAACTAATGGTGATTTAATTCTGTTTACCTCTAATAGGGCTGAGAAGAGAGCGGCTTGGACTAGGGTTAGCACGTCTGGTAGCTTTGGATCTGTTATAGCAATACACAGTAGATTGTTTGCAAATGTATATGACAGCAATGGTAAGTTACATCTTTGTGAGTTTGATACAGATAGAGGCTTAGATTTATGGCAAAGTAAATCTGTTGTTGCCAATAAAGTAGATGCAAGTGACGTTTATAGCAATGGAGATGTAGTTGATGTATATGGGTATGCTTCTTCTAGCGGCTATACTTACTTAAATCAGTTCACTGTAGATAGTAATGATGACATTGATTTGTCTGCATATGCTACTCCCTCAACAGTAAATTATACAGTTACTGTAGTAAATGATGGCGGCAATAAGTATGCAATAGCTGGCATATCTGGTTCTGCTCCTACTCTTAGTTTTTCTCGCGGTAATACATATGTGTTTGATCTTTCAGATTCATCAAACTCTGGGCATCCTTTTGCATTTAGAACAAGCGCAGATGCGTCTTACACAACTGGTGTAACAACAACAGGAACCGCTGGGCAAGCTGGAGCAAAGGTTACTATAGTAGTGGCTAGTGATGCGCCAGCTTCTTTAAAGTATTATTGCACAGTTCATGGTAATTCTATGGGCAATACAATTGCGGTCAGTGATTTTGTTAATACTTATGAGAGCGCTGAGTTTGGCAAGAAGTTTACCGCTAAGTTAGTAAGCAATCCAATAGATGCAAACATGGGCAATGGGCCTTCGACTGGCACAACAAGAGGAATTACCAACATTGTTGTTGATGTTAAATCAACGGAATCAATGAAGGTAAATTCAAACGATGTTGTTAGTTCAAGTTTTACTGGCAAAAAAGAAATAAAGACTTTGGGTTACAATAGGAATCCACAGATAACTATTGAGCAAGACAAGCCACTAGGCTTACAGATTAATGGAATA